ATGAAAAAGAAAGAATTAGAACAAATGTATAAATTTGAACAACAATTAAACACGACATTGTATGAAGAATTTAGACGAGTAGAAACAGAAAACAAAGTAATGCGAGACCAACTATATGAATTAAGCAAGCAATACTTCACACCAAAAGACGCTATCGTAGCAAAGGTAATTGAAGCATATAAAACAAGGTCAGAAATAGGAATAGCGAAGTACGGAACGACACTAGATGCAAATAATACCGATGACTTTCTGCAGCATCTCCAGGAAGAATTAATGGACGCCACACTTTATATTGAAAAATTAAAAGAAATTGCATTGCAGTTAAATAAATAATACTTATATTTAAACATGGAAATATTTAAAGATATAGTTGGATACGAAGGATTGTATCAAGTTAGTAACATGGGGAAAGTAAAGAGTATAATATATGCAAATGAAGTTATATTAAAGTCGCATGAAAATAAAGGATACCTTCAAGTTTCTTTAACTAAAAATAAAAAAAGAAAGCCACAAAGAGTTCATCAATTGATAGCAATGACTTTCTTAAATCATACTCCATGCAGTCATGATTTGGTTGTAGATCATATCGACTCTAATAAAACAAATAATAAATTAGATAATCTACAAATAGTTACAAATAGATTTAACTCTTATAAAACTCAAGGCAAATATTCAAGTAAATACAAAGGTGTGAGCTGGAATAAACGCACAGGCAATTGGAGGTCAAGAATAATGATAAACGGAAAAGATATTTGTTTAGGATATTTTGAAAAAGAATATGATGCACATGTTGCATATCAAAATAAATTATTATCTTTAAGCAATTAAAAAATTAAATATGGAAATTAAAGGAAGAATTAGTTGGATAGGTGAGATTCAAAACACAGGAAAAGAAAACAGAGTATCGTTTGAAATCACAGAATTAGAGGGGCAATATCCTAACTCATTAGTATTAGACATATACGGAAATGAAAAGGTAGAGAACTTTTTTAAATTCAATATGATTGAGGATGAAGTCACAGTTGAGTATAACTCTAGAGTATTCACCACTGCAGATGGAAGGAAGTTTAATAATCTATCATCTTGGAAAATAACAAAATGAATCCTCAAATAGCAGAGATAGCTAAAAAGCATAAGGACTGGACACGTATTGTTCAGTCTTTTGGCTGTAAAACAGAAGCCGAAGACATCGTACAGGAAATGTATATTCGATTAGACAAATACATCAAACCTGATCAAAAGATTTCTACATCGTTTATATGGATTACTTTGCGTAATATATACTTTGACTTCCTGAAGAAAGAGCCAGTTACGTTTGAACTAGATAAGACAGTTTCTGAAGCCGTTTGCGAGACCGAAAGTATAATTGCATACGAAGAACTAAATAAACGCGTTAGAGATGAACTTAATAATGTTAATTGGTTTGATAAAATGCTATTTGAACTATACGTTACAAGTGGAAAGTCGATGCGTCAACTAGAAAAAGAAACAGGAATTAGTCTTTCTTGTATACATTACACCACCAATAGAACAAAAAAGCACTTAATTAGTTTACTTAATGAGGACTATGAAGATTACTTAAACGAAGATTACGAATGGCTAAAAGAAAAGCACAAGGACTAGGAGATACAATAGAGAATGTACTCCAAGCAACAGGAATAGATAAGGTAGCAAAGTTTATATTAGGAGAGGATTGCAAGTGTGATGAACGTAAAGCAAAACTTAACGAGCTTTGGTCCTATAGAAAGAAACCACTTTGCCTTAATGAAGATGAATATTTATGGCTTAACGAAGGTGGATTAAAGAAAGCTGAGACATCGTTAGTAGATTCAATGCTAATGCAAAGAACTCACAACAGAGTATTCAAAACAGGGAGATTAGAATATACTTCATGTGCTTCTTGTTTGAGAGACCAATACCATGATTTAAAGAAAATTTATGACACATACTAACAACGATATAATACAAGTTATATACTCAGGTAAGTACTTTTTTGTTATTTGCCTTAATTAAATAATTAATTTTTATTAATTGTGGATAAAAGAAAAAATAATGGAGGACATTCTACTGCTGGTAAAGCTGGTCGTAAAAGTCTATCCGATGAGATTAAAGGTTTTAATTTAGCTGCACCACATGTAGAAGATGCTTTTAGAGTGATAGCAGAAATAACAATCGACGAAACAAAAAGACCTTCAGATAGGATTGCTGCTGCTAAGATTATAATTGAGTATGGTTGTGGTAAACCTAAGGAACGGGTTGAGTCAGATGTTACAATTAATACAACAACACTAAAAGACCTTATAAACTTTGGTAACACTGAATCATAAATATAAAACGTTTGGAAGTGATAGCAGATATTTTATTGTTACTGGTGGGAGGGGTAGTGGTAAGTCTTACAGCATTAACTTGCTACTTCTACTACTTACATATGAAAGTGGGCATACCATTCTATTTACGAGATATACACTTACTTCTGCTCACGTTAGTATTATCCCTGAGTTTATTGATAAGATTGACGTACTAGATAAGCACTCAGATTTTCATATTACAAAAGACGAGATTATAAACTTAAGAACAGGTAGTAAGATATTATTTAAAGGAATAAAGACAAGCTCTGGAACTCAAACGGCAAACCTTAAATCATTGGCTGGAGTTACGACATGGATATTAGATGAGGCAGAAGAACTTACAGATGAAGATACATTTGATAAGATAGATTATTCGATTCGTTCTAAGGACAAACAGAATAGGGTAATACTTATTTTAAATCCTGCTACAAAAGAGCACTTTATTTATCAAAAGTTCTTTGAAGCAAAAGGAGTTGAAGCGGGGAGCAATACAATTAAAGGTGATACAACATACATACATACGACATACCTAGATAATTATAACAATTTATCTGAAAGTTTTTTAAATCAAATACAAACGATAAAAGAACGTAGACCTGACAAGTATAAACACACAATACTTGGGGGATGGTTAGAGAAAGCAGAAGGGGTTATATTTACCAATTGGAAAATAGGACCATTCAACAAAGATAATGGTTCGGTGTTTGGTCAAGATTATGGATTCAGTAACGACCCATCGACATTAATTGAAACGTCAATTGATAAGACTAACAAACGAATATATATTAAAGAGCACATACATAAGCAAGGTTTAACGACAAGTGAACTATCACAATTAAACCAACAATTTGCAGGCAGAGATTTAATAGTAGGAGATAATTCAGAGCCTAGATTGATAGCAGAACTAAAAGCAAGAGGGTTAAATATAGTAGCAACAATTAAAGGTGCAGATTCAGTTAAATATGGTATAAGTTTAATTCAAGATTATGATTTGATTATTGAAGAAAATTCCGTAAATTTGATTAAAGAATTGAACAACTATTGCTGGCTAGAAAAAAAGAGTGAAACACCGATAGATAAATGGAATCACTGCCTCGATGCAATGAGATATGCGATTAGTTATCAACTAGCGAATCCAAACAAGGGGAATTATAGTGTATATTAAAACAACAAAATATGAAAACAGAAGTTAAAGAAGTAACGTTTAAAGTACCAAACAAGAAAGACATCATTAGAGATGTAACATTAGAACTAATGGAAAAATTTAAAGCGGAGCATGGTTTTAATTGGAAGTTAGCAATGTACGAAGCTATAGACAATGAGATTATGAAGTTTCAGGGGTCTCTAGAGTATTGGAAAGCGATTAGAAAGAATATTAAATGAAGTTAGAATTAGTAATACCAACATCCTTAAGTGAGATACCTTTGATGCACTACCAAAAATACATGGTAGTTGCATCGAATAAGGATAACTCTGAGCTGTTTATATCTCAGAAAATGATTGAAATATTCTGCGGTATAGAATTAAAGAATGTAGTTAATATTAAGTTGTCAGATGTTATTGATTTAGTATCACATTTCAAGAAAATATTTGATAAGAAACTAGAACTTAAAAAGACATTTGAAATACAAGGGGTAAAGTTTGGATTCATCAACGAGTTAGAAGATATATC